CTCCGAGCGTTGCGTGTGCACCTTGGGCGCGAACAACTTCTTCCTCTTCCGCTACGGCGCATGATGACGGAGTGATTAAGTGAACAAAGGGAGGTAACTTCAAGGTTACCTCCCATTTTTTAATCCTGAAAATCAAATTTTATGAAATCCGCAAAAGTTCAAAAGAGCCCAAACAAGCAAGCAGACGGGGCCAAGACCTACAAGCTGAAATCACGCCGGGTCCCTCTTTCATTCATCCTTGCATCAAGAAACACCAAGCGGGTCCCGCTGCTGTATTACGATGAAGAGGAAAACATCAACCGCGCACTTCGCTACGCACGCAACCAGCGTTCCCCGTTCGAGGACGAGCAGGATGGAAACGCAATCCTCGAGCCTGTAATCTTTGAGAACGGCTTCCTGAGCGTTCCAAAAACAAATCCAGTCCTTCAGGCCTTCCTTCACTACCATCCCCAGAACGGGATTGTGTTTGAAGAGGTCAACACGGAGAAGGACGCAGCTGCGCAGCTCGAGAAAATCAACTGGGAAGTTGATGCGCTCATCAAGGCAAAGGAGCTCAGCCTCCACGAGGTCGAGCGTATCGGTCGCGTGCTGTTCAACCGGGACACAAGCCGTGTCACAACATCAGAGCTACGACGCGACATCTTGGTGTTCGCCAAGAACAGCCCTCACCGCTTCCTTGCCGCGCTGAGCGACCCGGCCCTCGAGCTGAAGTCAGAGATTCGTCTCTTCTTCGACAAGGGCCTTCTCATCCACAAGAACAACGGCAAGGAGGTGTGGTACAACACGCCAACGAACAAGAAAAAGATGCTTGCCGTGCCGTTCGGAGAGGATGTCTACGAGCTCATCTCGATGTACCTCAAGACCGACGAGGGAATCGAATCACTGAAAATGCTGAAGCACCATTTGGCTTCCGAGTGACAGGTTGCCGAAAGGCTTAATATAGATTGGATTGGAAACGCAGGGGTTGGAGACAACCCCTGTTTTTTTGTTACCTTTGTCAAAAATGAGCCGGGATGATAAATTCAGTTCGTAATACTGTGCTGGCCGTTCTGAACAAGAACAACTACGGGTACATCTCCCCGTCAGACTTCAACCTGTTTGCCAAGCAGGCTCAGCTTGAGGTCTTTGACGAGATGATGTCCGACTACAACAAGGCCATCAACAGGGCAAACATCCGGAGGTCCGGAACAGGATATGCCGATGAGAAGAAGGGGATTGAGGAGGCCATGGATGTCTTTTCTGTCACCAAGTTCCTGCTTCGTGACACTGCGAACAAGTTCTTCCTGCCCAGTCAGGTCACAACCAATGACGACTACTACCTGATTAACAAGGTGTTGTGCTACAGCACCGTGTTGCAGGCCGGAACGAGCTCAGGCAACGTCATCAACTCTCTGTTCGACTCGACCGCTTTGTTCATCACGAATGGTGTCACCGAGGGGGATATCGTGGTCAACACGGCCACGGACGTTGAAGCCATCGTGACCAACGTCATAAGCGAGACGACGATTCAGCTGTCTGCCGACATCTTCACTGCATTCCCTGAGGGGTATGCGGTCTATGACGCGGACGATGCGAGGGAGGCCGAGAAGGTGTCACACAGCAAAATCACGATGCTGAACATGTCGAACCTGACGAAGCCGAACACTTACTACCCGGCCTACTCTCAGGAGGAGCTCTTGATGAGCGTGTTCCCGTCCACCATCCGGTCGAATGGCCGGGTGCAGGCGCAGTACCTGAGGTATCCGAAAGACCCGAAATGGACCTACGTTACGCTCACCAACGGAGAGCCGTCCTTCGACCAGAGCCAGCCGGACTATCAGGATTTTGAGGTCCCCATCGAGGACGAGGTCACCCTTGTGGTGAAGATTCTCCAGTACGCAGGGATTTCCATCCGCGAGAACGAGGTTTACACCTACGCGAAGATTGAAGAGCGCGAGGCCAGTCAACAACAACAACCTGAGCAATAATGGCATACCTTTCAGCGTTCCAGTACTACAATGACCAGAGCAACTGGGGGTCCTACCAGTTTGTGAGCCTGCATGACATCGTGAACAACTTCATGCTGATGTATGCCGGCAACCACTCGCTCGTGAACAACGAGGACCGGTTCAAAGTCCTGTTCCATGCGAAGCGTGCGATTCAGGAACTGAACTATGACGCATTCAAAGAGGTCAAGGTTCTCGAGTTGAGCGTGTGCGACACGCTCCGGTTTGTGCTTCCCCATGACTACGTCAACTGGGTACGCATCTCTGTCTACAGGGACGGGGTCCTCAGGCCCATGACGGAGAACATTCAGGCAATCTCTTCGAACGCATACCTTCAGGACAACAACTGCAACATCTTGTTCGACCAGAACGGGGACATCCTGCAGCCGCAGCATTCTACAATCGACTACGACCGAATCAAGGGAACGCTGAAGAGCCAGTACCTCAATCCGGGCAACCAGTTCGACGGGCAGTGGGGGTGGTTTGTTGACGGGTCATGGTATTTCGACTACGGAATCGGCAGGCGTTTTGGTCTCGAGACCGAGACTGCGAACCGCAACCAGACGTTCAGAATCGACAGCAAGGCCGGTGTCATCAACTTCAGCTCCGACATGTCAGGAGAGCTGTGTATCTTGGAATACATTTCCGACGGAATGGAAAGCGGAGACGATTCAAAGGTGGCTGTGAATAAGTTGTTCGAAAAATACGTCTACGCATACATCGAGTACGAAATCATCAATCACAAGGTTGGTGTTCAGGAGTATGTGGTGTCCCGGGCCCGCAAGGAAAAGGGAGCCCTTCTCAGGAACGCCAAGATACGCATTGGGAACATTCACCCGGGCCGGTTGCTGATGAGCCTCAGGGGACGCGACAAATGGATTAAGTGACATGGCGAATCTTTCAAGGAATTTCATTGCCGGCAAGATGAACAAGGCGTTGGATACGCGCATCATCCCAGATGGTGAGTATATCCATGCGCTCAACTGCAGGCTTGGCTCTTCCGAGGGCAGCGACATCGGTGCGCTTGAGAACTCAAAGGGCAACGAGCAGCTCACTCAAATCCAGTACGTCGATGGGACCGCCCTGAGCGCGAACGCCCGGACAATCGGGTCATACGAGGACGGGGCGAACGAGACCATCTACTGGTTCGTGCATGACCCGTCTTTCTCCCTTGGGGCCACCGGGAAGCTCGACATGATTGTGTCGTTCAACGTGCAGACGAACGTCCTGACATACCACGTCGTGAGCATCGACGATGGTGGCGGCGTGAACACGACCCTGAACTTCAATCCGCTGTACGTCATCACCGGGGTGAACTTGGTGGATTCGAACAGCGAGGGCATGCTGTTCTGGACCGACGACTACAACGCTCCGCGGTTCATCAATGTGCTACGGACCTATCCAACGCCTCTGTTCCTGCTTGACCAGTTCTCAGCCGAGTCGCTGCTCGTCATCAAGAAGCCTCCGGTGACATCTCCGGAGATTCTTCCGGTGAACACCGGAAGCGAGGAGAACTTCATGGAGGAGCGGTTCATCTGCTTCGGCTACAGGTACAGGTACGCAGACAACGAGTACTCTGCAACGTCCCAGTTCTCTGAGCCTGCGTTCAACCCGGGAGTATTCAGTTTTAGCGTCGAGAGCTTCCTGAACGAGGGCATGGTGAACACGAGCAACTCTGTCATCATCACGTTCAACACTGGCGGGCCGCTGGTGGTTGGTATCGACCTCTTGTTCAAGGAGGCCGGGAACAACACCATCAAGGTGATTGAGAAGCTGGACAAGGCCACGATGGGCTATGCCGACAACGTGAACCAGACCTACACGTTCACCAACTCAAAGATTTTCACGGTTCTCCCGGAGGCTGAGCTTCTCAGGTTGTACGACAACGTGCCCCGGTTTGCCAAGGCCCAGACAATCATGGGCAACAGGCTCGTGTACGGGAACTACGTCGAGGGGTACGACATCATTGACAAGAACGGCAACGATGTCAGGCTCGACTACGTCGCTTCACTTAAAAGTGAACTCATCAACAACACAGATGTCTACGACGGAACGATTGACGGGAATTACATCCTCGGAAGCATCGAGACCATTGCTGACAGCATCTTGGAGATTGACTTGACTTCGGTTGCAGGCGACCTTGTTGCCGGGGCTGTCATCAACATCAACATGTCGGTCTCGAACGTGAAATACGTCGGGAACACGCCATACCCAAGCACAAAGACTCAGGATGTAGACGTGAGCTGGTCGTTCGTTTTGCCGAGAGACTACGCCACCGTTTACGACTTGGCGACAAGCACCGAGTTTACCGATGCTGTTGGAACAGCTGGAACAATCTTGCCGGTGTGGGCTTCTATTGGACCAACATCATGCGACGGCTCCACGTTCACGGACGTGTATAACTGCGCCATGCCAAACGCACAAGCAGGAAACCCCGCCCCGTCACCAAGCCCCCCGGTATTCAAATACAGGAGCGGAATATCGGGTGGAGGACAGCCAATCGCAATTTCTGCATCAATCGGCAGCAATGTCATCGGGTTTCAAATCCCGGCAATGCACTACGTCGAGGACCCA